CTGAGTTAGAACTACTTAATCTACCTGTAGCTTTATCATATCCGAATGAGCTACCCAAACCTATTCTACCTGTAATATAGTCTTCAAAAACAGGAGAAATCTGTTTAAGGTCATCTAAGGTTCTATCCTCATTGCTGAGGTTTCCTCCTGCTCCTGCTCCTAATAAGGTTAAGCTGTAACCTGCTAATAGTTTAGAGGCAGCATTCATACCTATGATAACATTATCGTTACCTTTCTTACTCACATTAAATGCATAGTGACCTAAAATAGTGTTATTTGAACCATCATTAGAAGTAGAGTTATTAACTCCCAACAGCAAGTTAAACCTACCTGTATTACCCTTATTGTAGTTACCCCAATACATGTTCCAATTAAGCATTCCAATTTCTCCATTTGGACTACCTATATTAGAATTTGGGTCTGAACCTAATTGTAAGAATGAGATAGGCTGAGGTACATAAGTGCTTCCATTATCATCTACAATGGTTCTGAAGGTTATTTTACCTAACTTTTCGTTAATCTCATTTTTGGTGTATGCATCTATCGGTGTGCTACTAGTTGGTAGGTGTGGTTTTAATAATGTAGCCCACGCTTGAGCTTGTAAATCAGTCATACCAGAAGCATCCGCATTAGCTTTATTAGCTAATTGGTCGGCATCTGCCTTGCTGGAAAGCGTGGTGCTAAGGTTTTGAATGTTTTCCTGTGGTATTATCTCATCTTTGTGCCAATAGGAATCCTGCCAACTCCAAAATTGGTCTTGCGTAGGTTTTAAACCTGTTTTAAACCAGCTTTTAATAATGTTTATTGTTGTCTTTGCCATAATCTTAAACTTTAATCAAATCCTATAAACTCAATGAACTTGACAATACGGTAAGGAGGCATATTATTGTGAGACTGATTACCTCCAAACTTTAACTCCATTTGTTCATGAAGCCATTGTGATGCTCCCCCTGCAATTTGTGCCTGTCCTCCGCTTACTCCTCTTACTACTCCTGTACCAAGTCTTGACATGTGTGTGACTGTCTCAAAACCACCTTCTATCACAGGGAGTTCATGAACCTTAAGCTGATGTGTCTTTTCTCCATCATTTTTTAGCAGTTCGCTAAAATCAGCATCATCTGGATTCCAGCCCAGAGGCATTCTTCCCCGTAGGTCGGTGCACTCTTTCCAGCCCTCTGGTATAGGTTCGCTGGCTGGTTTCCCCCAGATAGCGATTAAACCGATTGGTACTGGAGTTTTCTTGTTTTCCAGCGCTTTAATCCTTTTCTCGAAATCCGCATTCTTTACCCCTTGTTGTATCAGATTATCTACACGCTTAAAGTCCTCCCATTTAAAAGTCTTTTCTGGCGTGGAACTTCCGAATCCTGCGTATCTTTTGTAAATGATGGGTTTTGTTGCTCCATCTTCAAATACTCTGCTTTCTGTTTCTTCCTTGATAATAACATTAGTTGAGATGTTTCCGCCTTTGAACTCTAGAAGTTCGCCGTTAATGTATACCGCACCATCGCTCACTGTATTTCCAGTAATGACACAGCCCGAAATGATGACCAGTTCTCCTGCGAGGCTTCCCAAGTGGTTAAACAGCGAGTAAGCCGTCTGCACTGCATCCAATATGTTAGTAGACATTGGGAATCCTCCCGTCTGATTGAAATTTAATTTATTCATAATAACTCTTTTAGAAGCCCACATAATCAAGGGCTATAATGTCTGTTTTCATTTAATAGGTTTCTACTTTGTATCTTTTTGAGGCTAATTTGTAAAAGTCAATGATGTAGCGCATTTCGTAATCATTATACTGCAATCCCGCAGGAACCAGCACGATAAAATCTACTCCCGTATCGCCATAGTCTGCATCATCCCGAAGATACATCACTCCTAAATACTTAGGTTTTTTCTCTCCATCTGTATAGATATACTCTCTTTTGTAGCGGTTTCCTTCTGCTATTTTTATCCGCCTTAATGAAATATCAAATTTATCATTAAGCGCAGCGCGGAGGTAGCACACCTGTCCATTGTGGGCGAGGTTGTAGAGATTAGCATTCCTATTCACATTGAAATCATCGACTATCTTTATCAAAGGATAATGAAGCGCCCGAAGCCATGCCGAGAGCTTTTCCCTACGGAGGAAAGTCGGAGTAAGTAAGCTCGTAAGCTTTGGAATATCTAAATTAAACCACATACTCTATATTATTGAAATTCTCTATTTTAAAATACCCAGAAACAGGGATTTTCTTTACCTCAATCGTTTCATAACCACCGTAATCATTCACTCCTGCATCTATCCATTTACTTTCAGCGAGGATAATGTGCGGAATTCTTACACCTTCTACCTGCTGAAGAGCATCCACCAAGTGTGCGAGGACTAATTCTCCATCAAATGGCAAGTTTTTCAAATATTCTTTAATGGCATCCTCCACAGGCTTTTTACCCGTTATGATACTTTGTCCATTTTCATCCAAAACCAATGGGTCTCGGTAGATTTTCATTTGTAATTTGAGAACATCGGGCAGATAATTGATAACCGTAATTCTTACCCCTGCATCCTTGATTTCGTTCATGTAAGCATCGAAAGATGCTTTTTGTCCAACACTTATCGGCTGGAGTTCTCCGCCCCGTTCGGTTGCAATCTTGACAATGAGACGGCTTTCGGTATCCGCTTCGGTTACTGCTGAATATTTGACAATCTTAGATGCCGATATCTGGTCTTCGGTAAATCCTTGATTATTGAATTTATCCGTGTCCGTGATTAAGTCAAATCCGTATTGAAAAGCTAACGCCTTGTTTCTGTACCATCGTGCCGTGTGGGGTTTTAGTTGAGTTAAAGCCTCTAAAACCTCTGCCTTGTGCTGGTCAAATATCTGCTCCAAAGTGTATATCACAAATGCTGTGATGTACGCCCAAAGCCTCCATATCGCCACCTTACTGGTGGATGTCAGCCCTGCAAGAGCAGGTTCAGACTCTTTGGCTTTAATTATCTCGTTGTTGATTTGTTCTATTGTTCGCGCCATTTTCTAACTTACTTTAAAATCTACACTAATTGCCCAATATCCGATACCCTCTAATCTTTCCGCCTCTGGAAGCATTATTACTGCTGTGGCAGGTTGAAGCCTTTTTGCGGTATAATAATTCAGCACATCGCTGTCTTTATTTACATTATCTGGAAGCTGGATTTCTGCTCCTGCGGGTAAATCATCAGTCAGGCTCAGCCCGTTGGCAACCGCCATCGCAAAGGTATTCTCCACCGCTCCCGTGTGCTGAACCGCCAAATCTAAAAGACTTTGATTGTGTAATATGATGGTTGTCATATTTTATATTTCTATTTTTAAGTTTTCAAATCCATCTGAAAGGTCAATTTTAGGATTTTGATAGTTATCATTTTCTAATTGTATCTTTAAATCTCGTTTAAAATCACTTTTAACACGATTGGTTTTCTTTAAATAATTCACTACTCCAAAACCTGTAATAGGATAGTTTTTATATTCTCCTTTTTGAGCATGTACTATATGTTCTACATGTTGTTGGTCACTGTTATCAATTACAAAATCCCCATTATATAATTGCAGATCGTTATTGCTATCTAATAATATATCCTGTCTCATAGTTTAGCTGATTGTACCGATTCCTTCAGTAGTTGTTGCTCCAGACCCTCCTGTTGTATTTACATTTATTCCTGGTTTAACAGTTACTTTTCCAGACTTTATATAAGCTTTGATGAGTTTAACCATTTCATCAGCCCAATACTCAAAAGCATCATCTTCCTTAGTAATCATCTCTTTTTGAAGTTTAATAAGCCCTTGTTTTAAAGCGTTATCATTCAAATAGTTCATTATTTTTGGTCTTGATTTGGTTTAACTTTTGTTTTGTTGTTGGAGCAAATCTACCTGCTCCATTAGGTGTTAATATTATTGCATTATTAAGGGTTTCCAGCAGTTCGCTATGAATTTCTTTTAGGTCAGTTCTATTATTTTTAAACTGAAACTTTCCTCCGCTCATTTCAAATTTTGCTCCCTCAATTTGGATGATTACCTTTTCAATCTCAGTATATTTAATAATGGCTGTTTCTTCGTTTTGGTCTCCAATCACTAAACAAAGGACTTTGGAGCCTATTTTAGGAATAATTAAAATATGATTTTCAAAATCCCCCTCAATAGCATTTAGCCTTACATCTTGTAAAGGAGGCAGGTTCTCCCGCTCTACCATGCAGGTAGAACCTGTTATCTCTTTCACTATCCCCATAGTTACCAATGAGGTAGTCTGGGAATGATATCCTTTAACAATTCTTAAAACAGCTTCATTAAACGCTTCCACGGTATTTTAAATCCTAAGTAAATTAACAATATAAGTATAGATAACTGCCCTGTTCTTATATAGAGCTTTTGCCACCATGTTAGTTTTTTTTCTATTTCAACAGGAGGCGGAATAATAGTCTTTTCTTTGAGTTTTGATTCTAAAATATGATTTTCCCAAAGAGCCACAGTTAATTGTTGTTCTAAACTTTCACAGCTTACCTGTAGTTTTCCGTTTTCATCTATTTTAGCGGTAGGAGGCTTTAAGTTCTTACCTGGTCTTACTTTTTGAGGTTTCCCAGAAGAATGGTCTAATATTTTGGGCTTTCCATCCCTACAATCTATGTAAGCCTCGTAATAAGAACTATCGGCTTTTACCTGTATAATGGTGTCTCTTTGTGTTTTTGTAATCGTCTTCGTTACGATTTCTGTTTCTTTCTGTGTAATGGGTTGCTGTTCTTTGTAGGTCTTACAGCCTGTAAGACAAAACAGCAAAAGCAATAACCCAAGTACCGCTTTAAATATCTGCATAGTCTTTGTCTTTAATTTTAAATGTTATTGTATTTTTTCTTTGAAAGCCTTCACTTTCGCTGATGTCTATTACCACAGATGAAATATAAAATATACCATCTCTGTGCTTATCTGGATAGTTAGGGTCTGTAATTTTTGCAGAATCACCAGCCTTAGTTCTGGGAATTCCCCAAGAATTAAAATCACCGCTGTACCCGTCATATACTAAACTTTTATAATAGTCTTCTGCCCACTTTTTTAGCTGGGCTTGATTTAGGTTAATGGGACCATGTAAAGTGATTTCACTTTCTCCCTGTTCTCCAAACTCGTAGGTAACCTCTTTAGAATTTCCTTTCTGCTTACTTATGGCTTTTATCCATCTTTTACGGTTTTCTTTGGTTTCATAGACTAAACTGCTGCCAGCTCTTACATTCCTGTTGAGATTAAATTCATGCACTTTATCTGGTTTAAGGCTGATATTTAACCCTGCAATTAGTTTTTTACCCTTAAAAAAACATCTCACACCGTAGTTTTGCTTTAAATATTCAATTACCTTGTAGGGTGTTGCATTATTTACAGCAAACTTTCCCAGAGGCATTTCTTTAAAGGTTTCTATTTCATAGCCAGGGGCAATATCCCGTAATAGTACTTTTAAATCTACTGCTGAATAAAGCTTTTTTATTGGTTGTGCTTTTTTGAGCTTATACATCTCATCTTCACACTCTATCTCTATTGGAGCTTCAGCACCTATTTTAGTAATATATCCGACAAATTCAGTATGATACTCTCCATTATATCCTGCTTCTATAGTAATACTGTCTCCAATTTTTATAACATCTAAGAGTTTCTTGTCGGCAATAGAAAAACGATCTCCATTTTTTACTGCCTGTTTAAACTCGCGGGGAAGTACTATTTTTGCAGTGTCAGTGAATTTCTCCGTACTGTTTTCAATACGGATACTTTCCACGACATTGAACTTAATATTATCTGCAATAGTTACCCGAAGGTTGATGTTTAAAAATGGTTTCATGATTCGTTAGGCTGGTCTAATGTCCAGGATACTGATTTAATGGCTGATGCTGACAATGAAAACTGTACTGTATCAGCAAATCCTTCTGTCGGCGTAATAGAAAGGCTTTTAAGGTAAATAGCCTCTATATCTTTTTCCTCAAATTGAATTCCGTAAGCATCCAGAATATCATTGATTTTGAACAGCTGATGTAGTTCTCTAATCTTATCACTTGGATACTGCCTGTTCTCTAAATCAATTAAAATTCCCTTTATCTCTATCTCCCAAGGTTTGGTTGTCCAACGCTCAATAATTACATTGTCATCTCCGTTGGTTTCAGTCTCTATAAGGGCTTTTTCTTTAGTAAATGTCATCATTAAGGGCGGAGCAAAAACACTGTTTCCTGCCTCTAATAATGTATCTCCAAACACCAGCTCCATAGAGCTGTGGGCTATTCTGACAGTTTCAGTTTCTGGATTAAAATCATCAAAATAATCAATCTTATATTTGTTTTCTTCGTTGGTAATGACCACATTGTTGATATATTTGCTTGCCTGTACCATACCAAAGGCGGCGATATATCTTGCAGCAAGATTTATTACTACTGAAGTACCATCGTTAATATTCATTATTCTTTGTTTTTAATTCCTAAAAATCCTTTTTCAGCGAGCCATCCAAGCTGTGCCCATTTCATCGCCCAGACTTCATCAGAGAGTTGTTCCGGGAAAGGTATATGAAGGAAGAAACTCATTAGGGCATCAGCCTTCATATACAAATCACTTTCGGGATTATCGCTTAGACCGGAACATCCCTCTAAACTTTCCCAAACTTTCCCTGTCTCATCGGAATTAAATCCACAATAAGTCCAAAAGCAGCAAGGAACAGCCCATCATCTGCCAGTACTTCCTCTTTGTGTGTCACCAATGTATTTTTTACCAAAATATCTTGTGCTTTCTTAGGATCAGCATTGACAAATTTTAAGTATTGTCCCACCACATTACGGCTGGGAACAACGGCCAATACTTCTATGATTTCGTTATCAAAATCATCTTTCGGCAGCAATAATGAGCGTAGTTTTGCTCCATATTCTTTTTTATACTGCTCTTTTACTTCTTCACTAACATAAATTGTATTTGACATTTTTAAATTGTTTTTAAAGATTGATTAAAGATTAAATATTTCCTGCCTGTACATTAAGATTTACAGACAAAGCAAAGAGTTCGTACTCCTTTTTAAGTCCCATATCTCCTGTTACTTCACGCCCTTCATTTTTGAACTTGGCAATGATTTTATCTACCACTATGATATTGTATTCATTGACAAATTCTACTGTAATTACAAAAGGTTTGATTTTTAGAAGACTTCCGCCAGCGGCCATTTCTAAAGGGACAATATCATGCATCATTATCCCTATACTTGCAGAAGGTGTTTTTTTACCTACTGACCAAGATGTCGGATTCTCTCCAAGTGTATGATTAGCTTGGTGTTCCTGCTCATTTCCGTAAGTTAAAGAGGTTACTTCAATGGGAATTCCATTGATTTGTACTTTAACATCTACAGAATCATAAGCCTTTCCATTTCTTATAATACCTGACATTATGCTTGTGTTTTAAGGTTAATAGTTCCGTTAATTTCTCCGATATTGCCACGAGGAACAATTTTAAAACTCACATTCAACACTTTATCAACAATGAGGTCGCTCTCCTTATCAATAATTGTTTTTCCGTAAGTAATCTCCCCTCGTTTTATCATGTCCTCAAACATTTTATCACCAATATCTTCTAATGCTACTACTGTTCCTGGACTAAGTTTGCTAGTTTTCCCATCCACTGCCCAATTAGTTTTAATCTTTGGCAGATATACACTTCTAAGACCTCTTACAGCCTTACTCATAACTCTGCCATAAGCAATAGTATGCTCGTTAATCTTATTATCAGAATCAATGATAACAGGTGTACAGGTATGGTCATTATTCCACCTTACCCCAGCCATTCCTGCATAAGTAATTCCGAAGATATATCCTTTATTTTCCAAGGTCTGCAAGTCTGAAAATACTTCTGTATTAGGTTTGTGGCAAGATAAACCTGGTTCTACCCAAATTCCTTTTGCGGCATCAGTAATATTGAAGCTTTCGTTTTCTCCAATATTTTGGTTTACTGTTGCTTTGGAACAAACCCCTAAAGCTGTCCCTATATCAGCAAATTTTTGAGCCTTACCACTCTGAGTTTTTGCATAGTTGAAATCCTGACCGATAATAACACTTACTTTATCAGCTTTCAAATCTGTAATATCTCTTAGATTAGCAGAAGTAGAAGCTTTACCGCCATAAGCATAACCTTCTAAGAAAATTTGCAGCGGCATATTATTCTGATATGCCCACTCTGCAAGTCCCTGCGCCTTTGCAACTGCATTGTAAACATCCGCAGGAATTCCATTCAGCATCGTGGGTTCTTCTGTTCCGGAGGGGTTTACTGCAACCGCCAGCTGTTTAATTTCGCCTTTGGCATGAGCCAACAGCTTTTTTGCTTTGTTTTCACAGATGTCAGGCATTGTGTCTGTCTGCGGAACAATCATTAAATGTAATTCCGTCCCTTCTCCAGCCATTCGGTAGAATTCAGACAAATGCCGGTAACAATTCAGCTTGTTTGTTTTGTCGTATTCTGCCGTAATTCCCAGAGTTTCTACATCTTTCATGTTGTACACCGTAATAGGTGTGTCTACTGCAAGAGAAGACACTGCTACAGCAGAAATAATAATCCCGCTGATTGCATCACTGGAGCTTAATCTATTTGCTCCAAGTCTTCCTTTCTGTATATTAACTCCTTGTAAATTTGACATTATTCTTCTTGTTGTTGGTTTTCACTGCCTGGAGCCTCCTGTTTTTGGTTTTCGGCACCACGCTTAATAGTTTCGTATTCCTCTAATTTTCCATCTTTATCTTTTAGAAGGGAATTGGTCAGATAGTTTATATCAGTGAAAAATTCCCCTCTTTTATTGAGATAAAGAACTTTTATCTGCGGATTTTCATTGAAGAAATTTTCCGCAAATTCTTTTTGTTCTTTTGTTGCCATAACTTCTCTTTTTATGAGTTAGCAGAAATAATAGCTCCAAAACCTATTTCCTGTCTCTTATCGCACAATCCATAAGTATGTAGTCTTATTTCACTTTCAGGATCTTTGCTTCTGGTATCATTCTTCATATCTTTGAAAAGCACTTTTGTACTTTCAATATGATATACCGTATTAGGTGCATAGAATAAAACAGAAGCTTTTTGGTCGCCAGTTGCTTTTACAGCACCCATAGATTTTAATTCTCCATTGGCTGCATAAATAGGAGCATCAGCGTTTTCAAAGAATTTCAAATTAAAGAATCTCTTTAAAGCACCTGTTTCCATATCAATTTCCAAATCACGATAGAAGTTTGTATTTGCTCTGTCGTGGATAAGGTCGGCCTTATGTTCAGCGTTTAATATCATATAAAGCCCGTTAGGGTCTCTGAAATTGATATCTGCCAGCCTGTTGAAAAGGAAATCTGCCAAATCGTTGTAGGTAAGTCTTTTTCTTCCGTTGAAGTCTTCCCCAGTGGTTCTAATTACTGGCATTTTTCCATCTACATTCTTTTTAGGAGCCAGTTTGTTCAAAACATAATCTCTGATTCCTATTTTAAATGAATTTAGATGCTCTACTCTGATTTCAGCTTCTTTATCAAAAGCCATAGCTCTTAACTCTGCATCGGTGTAAGAAGTTGGAGTAGTGTCTAACTTGTCCCATTCTACAAATGATTTACCCCCTTTGATTTTCTTTGGAGTAAAATCTGTTGTTGCATTAACAACAAAATCAATGTTGTTGATGAGCTTATTAAATCTAATCCCGTCTTTGTCTATTGCACTAGGATTTGCGGATTTAAGGACACCAATAAAATCATCCTTATAATTCCTCATGTCTTCTAATAGCTGTGGTTCTACAAACTGCTCTAACCACAAACCGTCTACTAATTCTGCCATTACTATTTTTTGTATTTAGCGTTAAACAATTTTTGAAATTCTTCCGGCTCATCTTTCGCCAGTTTTTCCAGCCCCTTAGGGTCTTCATTCTGCCATTTGTCAAAATCCCAGTTCATTCGTGCGGCAGTTCCTACATTTCCTTTATGTATCATTGCTGAAATATTAGGAGCCTGAGACTTTGGTTGAGATTTAAGAACAACTGCCAGAGCTTCAATTCCCGAAGTCTCTCCAATTTTCTTATACACTTCTTTCTGGTCATCAGATACACCAGCTTCCGCAATCATGGTATCAATCCTTGAAGATTCATACTGGTGGAGCTTTGCCTCCGCATCTGTTTTTTCGCTTTTGGCAGTCTTTAATTTTCCTTCAAGACTGTTTAATTTTTCTTTTAAGGCATTGACAAATGCCGTGTCCGAACTCTGCTCTGTTAATTGCAGAGCAAAAGCAGTAATTAATAACTGTTTCATATTATTATCTAAATTAAATTGTTCAGAATTAGAATTTCTGGATAATGCAGCCGGCTGTAATAGTAGTTCTGAATAAAGGTTATACACTTCAGATTCTCCCATTTCTTCTGGATTTTTAACAGGTAAAATCGGCTGTATCTCTGCTGGTATAATTTCAGATACAAAACCTAGTTCCAAAGCTTCCTGTGCATCTAGCCAATTATCACCATCTAAGTATTTTTTTACAGATTCTTCCGGCTGATTAAGTCTTTTGCCCAGACGCTGGATAAAATTCTTTTCCATCATTCTAAGCAGTTTGGCCGTATCTTCCATATTTTTAGCGTTGCCATATGTCCCAGAATGAGGGGCATGTATCATAATATAACCATTATCTACTATTCGGACTTTCTTTGCCGACATAGTCAATATAGCTCCCATACTTGCAGCTATCCCCATTACATCAATAGTAATGTTGGCCTTACTTGCTTCTATGGCATTACACATAATATTGCCGTCAAATACGGAGCCTCCATAAGTATGAAGTTTTATTTTAATATCATTGTAATGTTTTTCAAGATGTGCCAGCTGTGAAACGAAGAACATTCCATCCCCATTCCATATAGTGCCGTATGCATATAACTCGTTTTTATCTATTAGTAAAATCATCTGTTTGTCAGAATTTTTTACAAACTTAAAGCAAGGATTCAAGCGGTAAAAAATCATAGGTAAGAGTTGCCACTTTTCTATAAATCAATGTTTTAAATATTGAAGTTTGCAAAAAAAGTGTATATAAATTATGGCAAAAAGAGTCAATAATGAACCTATAAGGGCAATGGCGGAGCGTATGTTTGTAGAGGATGGTATGACAGCGAAAGCTATTGCCAATGCACTGGATGTATCCGAGCAGACCATAGGAAGATGGCGTAAAGGGATACAGGGAGATATTTCATGGGATGATAAAAAAACACAGTTTTTATCTGCTCCTAATAACATTAAAAAGGTTTTAATGAACGAATTAACCCATCTTTCCAAAGGTGGGGATGCTACACTTGATGTTAAGGCAATAAAAGATATTACCAGTGTTATTGAGACCTTGTCAGATAGAGTTTCTGCTCCAATCGTTTTTGCAGTATTTAAAGAATTTGATGCATGGATGGCTACACAGGATCCAGAAATTGCTGTTTCTTTTTTAGAGTGGCACAAACTCTTTTTACTCCATAAAGTCCAAAATGAAGCATAATGAGCACAATAGGAAGACTAAGCACTGCAATGGAAAAAATGCTCCGTAACTACGATGAGCACTGTAAAAGCATTGTCCAAAAAACCAGTAAAGGGCTTGACCCAAATGAACCACCGGCAGAACGCAGAAAAAAACGGCTGGAATGGGAAAAGAATTACATTAACTGGTTTGAAAATATGTTTCCCCAGTATGCAAAAGTAAAATCAGCATGGTTTCATGCGAAGCTGGCTAAAATCATTATTGAAAATGATGTTTGTGATGTATTGGCAGAGATTTACCGCTCTGGAGCAAAATCTGTTCATTTAGATTTGGGTATTCCCTTGTATCTTTATGTAACAGGGAAGCTTCATTTTATGCTTTTGGTCGGTCAGACTGATTTAAAAGCTAAAAAACTGATTTCAGATATTCAGGCACAAATCAGCCATAATCAGATATTTATTCACTATTACGGAAAGCGTTATAAGTTTGGAGACTGGGCAGAAGGAGACTTTACTACAACAGATGGTGCCAAATTTATGGCTACTTCCCCTGGACAATCGCCAAGAGGTTTAAGAGAAGAGGCAAACCGCCCAGATTATATCGTAATTGATGATGTGGATACCCGTCAGCGATGTGCTAATGATGAACTTTCCATTAAACTATTTGAATATGCGTGGGAAGATTTGCGTGGGACATTTGACGAGGGAAGTAAAAACAGAAGATTTATTGTAGCTAATAATAACTTTCATAGAAATACACTGATTAACCAGCTTAAAGCAGAATATAAAGTTATTACCCAAAAACTCAAAGATGCAGGGCTGAAGCCTACCATGTTTTTGGTTTCTGTTCCGGCAGTAAAAGATTTAAATACTTTTGAACCCAACTGGCCAGAAAAAACTAGTGCAGAATACTGGAAACAAAAATATATCTCTACTCCCTACCGCTCATTCATGCGTGAATATATGCACATGCATATTGTAGAAGGAACGATATTTAAAAATGAATATATCCACTATAAACCGCGTCTGCAGTACCGCCAGTATGATGCTTTGTGTTTTTATGGAGATTTATCTTACAAGGATGCAGGGGATTATAAAGCAATGATTTTTGCAGGGAAAACTGGACGGGAGTTTCATATATTGGACTGTTTTGTACGGCAGACTTCAAGGCATAATGTAGCTGAATGGCTCTATGACTTAGTAGAAGATAATAATCTTTTAAATTATAATATCCAATATTGGATAGAGGGGCTGTTTGCACAAGATGATTTTGTTAATGATTTTGACCAGGTTGGGGACCTTAGAGGTTGGCATGTTCCTGTTATGGCAGACAATAAGAGTAAATCAGGAAAATTTGATAGGATAGAAAGCATGGAGGGATATTTCCAAAGAAATAATGTTTTTTTCAATAGTGCTTTAGAGCATTCTCCAGACTGCAGAGAACTGATAGACCAGCTTTTGGCTTTTAAAAAAGGAAGCGGAGCACATGATGATGCACCCGATGCTCTCCAGTCAGCTATTGCTAAGCTGAATATCGCAGCGATTACCAATACCATACCTCCAAGAACCACCAGTAGAAAAGATATTATTTCAAAACAAAAAAACCGATTTTAAGATGTTTATAACCAATGATGATTATTCGGTACTTATCCGAAACGAAATAAAAGATTTACTGCTTGAGAATTATTCAGAATCCAGATTAAGAGCTTCTGAACAAATGGCAATATCACAGATTAAAAATTATTTATCAGGCAGGTATGATGTAGCGCAGATATTTAGCAAAGAAGGAGAAGAAAGAAACAGCCATATTGTGATGCTTACAATTGATTGTGCTTTGTACCACCTTTATACTGCTACCATTCCGAGAAAAATGCCAGAAATCCGCTCACAAAGATACCAAGATGCCATAGACTGGCTGAAACTTGTTGCTGAGGGAAAAGCAAATGCTGACCTCCCAAAACCTAAAAGTGATAAGGGAGAAGAATATTTAGGGTTAAAAGTTTCATCAAAATATGAATTGAATAATAATAAATGGTAAAACATTCTTTAATTACCCTTTAATCTCAAAAATAAGACACTTTTAAAATAATTACGATGAAAGTATTAGGATATGAAATAAACTTTAAAAAATTAGATGTTTCTGCAAAAGCAGAATCAAGCCCTAAGATAGGGAAACAAAATCCGGCCATTATCAGCATTGCTAAGAACTTCAAAGACAGTTCCAGAAAGGATATACAAAAATGGCGAAAAGCTCTGATGCTGGCACAGCATCCAGAAACACCTAAAACGGTTCTTCTGCATGATTTGATTGATGACCTTCTTACAGATGGACATCTGCAGTCTCAAATTCAGATGCGTAAAATGAGTACTTTAAATACCGATTTTAGAGTAATCAACCGCAAATCTGGAGATGAAAACGAGGAACTTACATTTCTTATACAACAGCAGTGGTTTTATGAGTTTCTAAATATCTGCCTTGAAACTATCCTGCGGGGAGTTTCTGTGATTGAATTTACTGAATTTGCAGGGGAAAGGATTAAATTTAATCTTATCCCAAGAAGAAATACAGCACCTACACAAAATAAAATATTTCCAGATGCTACCAAAGATGACTTTATTGATTACTCTCTTCCAGAATATGCTGACTGGCTTCTCCCAATTGGGAACCCTTACGACTTGGGAATTCTCAATAATGTAGTACCTAATGTAATTTGGAAAAGAAATGTCGCTCAGTCATGGGCTGAATTCTGCGAAAAATTCGGTATGCCCCTTATTACGGCAACAACTTCTACCAATGACAGCAAAACCGTTGATATGGTTCATGAAATGCTGTTAAGTTTCGGAGAAGCTGGTGCAGGAACATTTCCACATGGAACAACGATACAGTATCATGAGGCCAACAGAACCGATGCTTATAATGTTTATCTGCAGTTCATGCAGTCCAATACGAATGAAATCAGTAAACAACTGGTAGGTTCTACCATGCTTTCTGACCAGGGAACCAATAGAAGCCAGACCGAAGTACATGAACGGGGATTAGATTTTAAGATTGCACAGGCAGACAAAAGACAAATTCAGTTTATTGTCAATGATTTATTGTTTCCTCTATTGCAAAGACAAGGATACAGAATATCTGAAGATGATTTTTTTGAGTTCAAAATAGCAGAACAAGAAGTAGATTTAGGGCAGTTATGGACTATTACCAGTGGTCTGCTTACCAGTGGATATGATGTAGAAAAAGAATGGATATCTAAAACCTTTAATATTCCTTTGGAAAAAGCAAAAAAGCCTTTGGGCAATAGGCAGGAAATAGTAAGCACAGAAGAGCCGTCAAGCCTATTGCCTGTTGCAAGTATCTATTTTAACCAGCGGTATCCATCTTGTGACTGTGGCAACCACACTCAGCCAGTAGGAGAGATTCCACAAAATGAAATTGATAATCTTACCGATGAGCTGATGAAATACATCTTTGAAGGCAAAGATACATTAGGTATTGAAGGTAAAATTATCTCCACAGAAACAGAAGTACTGCTTGAAGCTCTTAGAAGTAAATTCAAAACAGCTCCTAAAACCTTTGAAGGTATTGACCATTTAACCTTACAAATGATGGAGTATAATCTTTTTGAGTTTTCAGCGAGTAAGACAGAAAGCCGTTTAGCATCAATGAAAGAACTTTTAATAGATAATGAAACAAGGCAGGTAAGAGATTTTGCAAGTTTCCGTGTAGAATGTGATAAAGTAATGGATAAATATAACCATCAATGGTTAGAAAGTGAATATAATCTATCTATTGCCGTAGGTCAGAACGCTGCTCAATATATTCGCTTTATGGCAGAAAAAGACAGTATTACCTCTTTTGTGAAGTACCAGACCATAGGAGATGAAAAAGTAAGGCCACAGCACCAGGTATTAGATGGTAAAATATTCAATCTTGAAGATAAAGAAGCTATGGATTTGTGGCCTCCAAACGGCTATGGGTGCCGTTGTGAAATGGTACAATATTTAGGAGACCACAAAGGCAGAGTAACCAAAGGCACTGATGCTAAAACAAAAATATACCAAGCTGATCCTAAATATAAAAATTCCCAATTTGAAATAAATAGAGGGGATCTGAAACAGGTATTTACTAAAAAACAGTTTTACAGCGATATAAAAAGACTTCCCGAAAAACTTAATCAAATGACATTTGATAAATACGGTTTAAAAAAATGGGATGAATTTAAAGACAGTTTAAAGCCTATTTTATTAGACAATACCATTACAGAAGATAATGTAAAAGAACTTTTTAAACCTTCGGAAAATTCCAAAAAGAAAATGGGATTTGCGGATTATCTAGGAAGAAAAATGGTTTTGAATAAAAAAATATTCAGCCGTCATACAACAGGGTATTATATAAGTGATGATGAACAAAGACATTTATTATTCCCTCATATAGAGGATATTTTGAAAAATCCGAGTGAAGTATGGCTCTCTACCCATGATAAAAAAGGGTTCCAGACCAATTATATAAAACATTATCAAGATATGTCAGTAATGGTCTCTACCACACTGAGTGAAGCTGATAAAGGAATACAGATAGAGACTTGGTTCAAGATAGATTATGAAAAACCTTTAGAAAGAAGAAAGGGACTCCTTATCTATAAAAAGAAAAAAGAAGACTAAATTAAGCCTTCTTTTATGAGGAATTTATATTGATTTAAAGAGCAAATGTCCGCGTTCGCTTTGCATTCCTCCGCAGTGAGCTATTTGCTACCGCTCTTTAAACTCATTACAAATATAAACATAATAATTAAAAAAACAAAATTTTTATGGCAGATACAAAATTAACCATGCTGATAGACTTAGGCACAAAGATGTTTAATTCTAACTTGGAGAAGCTTAAAAGCAAATGGGATCAGACTGTTGATAAAATGAAAGTGAAATATAACAGTTTGATAGAGAAACTACCAGCGGGGATGGGCAAAGCAGTAGATAAATTAAAAACTCCTATTACCACAGCTTTTGCAGGAATGGCTGTTGCAGCAGGAACTATGCTTACTGGTGCCGTAAAACAGGCTGACACTTGGCATACCCAGATGGCAGAAATCAATGTAACTGCAGAACTCAGTAAGAAGGAACTACAGGGGTTGTCTGATAAAATTCTTGAAATAGGAACCAAAAATGCTACTCCTTTAGATGAGGTTCCTAAGGCTTTTTCCCGTATTATTTCTGCTGGACTTGATGTAAATCAGTCATTAGAAGCCTTAGAACCAACTCTAAGAGCTGCAAAAGCAGGTTTTACCGATATAGAAACAGTAGCTTCTGCAGGGATAGCAACCATGATGTCCTCCGGAAAAGATATAAATCGTGTATATGATGTACTTTTTGAAACAGTAAAAGAGGGAAATGCAGAATTTAGAGATATTGCCCGTTATCTTCCTAAGGTGCTTCCATTAGCCCGAAATATAGGCTATGAGCTGGAGAGTACGGCAGGAGCTTACGCATCTCTGACAACAAAACTTAGTGCCGAACAGTCCTCTACTGCATTAGAGGGAATTATGAGAACCTTATCTAATGCTGATGTAGCAATGGGGAAAATAGATAGTAAAACAGGGAAATATGTCAGCGGTTTTAGGTCTATTGGTATTAACATTTTTGACAGCGCAGGGAAAATACGCCCATTGATAGACATTATCAAAGATTTAAATAAAGCTTTTGACGGGCTTACTAATGAGCAGAAAATTGAAAAACTGAGTAAATTAGGTTTTGACCAGGCTACCTCTATGGGGTTTGGAACACTGATGCAGGATATTGCGGGTCTTGAAAAAGCTACAAAAGCTACCGAAGGAGCACAAAACGCCCTTAATAAAGCATATATGGATTCTCTTACACCTACCGAGCAATGGGGTGTTATTCAGAATAATATAAAAGCTTCTATGATAAAAATGGGAGAAAAACTACTTCCTATGGTTACCACAGCACTTGAGAAATTACAGCCCGTATTTTCTTGGATATTCGACAATATTGATGCAATTGTTATAGTATTAGGAACATTAGCTACTGCATGGGGAGCCTTAACGGTTGCTGTATGGGCAAACAATATAGCAATGTATGCCAACCCAATTGGGCTTATTGTAGCTGCAATCATTGTGCTTATTGGTATCATTACTGCAGCAATTGTAAAATATGATGAATGGGGTGCCTCTATTTTACTACTAATGGGACCTTTCGGAATGGTAATTTCTGCAATAAAATCAATGTATGACCATTGGGAAAGTATTAAAAAAGCCTTTCAAACAGAGGGTATTATAGGGGGATTAAAAAGAATAGGGCAGGTTCTCCTGGATGTCATCCTAAAACCATTAGAGCAGATGTTAGGCTGGGTAGGAGAACTTACAGGCTGGGACTGGGCAAAAAAAGCCAGTGGTTCTGTCAATGAACTTAGGGGAAAAATGGATTTAATAAAACCCAAAGAAGAGAGCACCAGCAAACAGCCAGAAACTCCTAAAACACCTTCTTTGTACGGAGGGGAAACCTTAGGAGGTAGTTTCTCTGAATTTGGAGGAAAGGGCGGTGCAGGTAAAAAAACGAAAACCAAACTTAAAAATGACATCAGCAAAGTAGAAGGAGATGCTAAACAGATTAGAAATATCACTATAAAATTTGATAACATTCATAAAGGAGACAATATTATCAATTCAGGCAGCGGAAAAGGTATGACCATGCAGGAATTTGAAGATTTCTACAATGAAATGATGATGAGAATTATCCGGAATGCAGAAACAATCTAACTAAGATGGAAACATTTAAAATTGAAGGTAAAATATTTGAGCGGATGCAGAAAGCATTGGGAGTTAATTTTACCCGAAAAACAGCCTCTGAATTTGGAACTATTGCAGTAAATTTCAGCAAAGAAAGATTTATCAAAAAAGACTGGAAAAATCAAGTTTCAGAGAAATGGAAAGCACGGAAACGAAAAGATAGAGGTTCTCTTATGACAAGAACAGGGAGGCTCAAACGCTCCATTCACAAAATAAGCTCAGGGGATAATTATGTAATCATTGGAACAGATGTTCCCTATGCAAAAATACATAATGAGGGAGGCAAAATACAAAAAACTGTTTATGTAAGTGCTTACACCCGTAAAAAAACAAAGGCTAAATCTGTCAATCTACGAACTCGAAAAGCTTCACGAAAAAGAGTAGATACAGGGCAAAGTATAAAAGTAAAAAGCCATGTACGAAAAATGAATCTCCACCTTCCCAAAAAGGAGGTTTTTTGAAGGGGTCGGGGGCTAGGAAAAAGACTGCAGAGGGGTCTAAAAAAAAAAAATACATAAAAAAAAAATCCCCCCCCACCTAACAAAGGGGGTTTTTGAGGGAGGGTCTCGGGCGCTAGAAATCAGACTGCAGAGGCATCTAAAAAAAGAAATACAGAAAACTCTAAATAACCTTTAAACTGCTTATAATGAAATTATTTTATAAAAAATTAACAGAGACTTTTGAGAAGGAAGAAATCAAAGATTTATATCGGACAAAGGGGCTTACCCCTGTTCAATTTATAGATTTATATGCTGAACAAGACCTTATTCCTGAATGGTTTGAAGTACATCATTATCCTGCTTTACTGGTAAGTTGGGATATTAGCTATTCCAATGATACAGCCGTTGCAAATATTATATTTTATATATGCTATGAGCAGCTGCATGATACAAGTAACCTGGGAACTAATACAGAAATGGCTTTGAAATTCTTAGATTTCATAGAAGTAACCGATGAAATTCTAAAGAATGTTATTAGTAAAAATACTGGAAAATTAGAGTTGGTTAGTGAAAACTACAAGAGAGATGAAACTGTTGTGGATGTTTATATACTTAATTATCAATGTAGTTACAGCGGTAAATTAAATACCCTGCAATATCTGCAGGGTAATGTTGATGATCTTAATATTAAAAAAGGGTTGTTTTCCAAAGTA